CGGGCGTCTCCGGGGCGCTGGCGGGGGCTGTGTCTCCGGGGTGCCTGCTGAGGTAGTCCGGGGAGTCTTGGGAAGCGTCCTTGACGAGGATGCACTCCCCGGCAGCGGTCCATTTGAAAGCGGGGTAATCCGACATGGCGTCCCTCATGAAACGACGCCCGCAGCATGGGCTACGGGCGTCAGGTTGGCAAGTCCGATCAGACCTCGGAGCCGGTGATCCGCGTCCCGAAGGACTCCTGCGTGATCGCGGCGCCAAACGCGCAGTCCCAGCGGTGATAGTGGGTGCCGGTGCTCACGTCCGACTGGCGCCAGTAACGGATGCTGATGCCGGTGTCGGGGTCGGTCGCAAAGGCGTAGGTGCCCGAATAGGGCGTCTCCAGCCGGGTCGAGACAAGCGCGATGGCGCTCCGGTGGAACGCCGTCCGCTGCCGCAGCTTGGCCGAGGCCGCGCCGACGAACTGGATGTAGGCGTTGTTGGCCGGAGCGGTGTCCACGGTGCCGAACGCCGTGTTCACGTCGGTGCTGGTGCCGTCGTTGGTGCCCTGCACGATGATCGCGGGCTTGATCGTCAGCGCCGCATTTCCCGACCCGTCAGCAGTCGCCGCCGACATGACAGTGAACTGTTGCAGGTAAGGCAGAGACTGCTGCGCCCGCCAATCCCAGGCATAGCAGCCCTGGATCGTGAACACTTCGCCAGCGGCGACGGTAGCGCCAGCACCCAGCCCCGTGACGTTCAGCGTCTGGGTGTTGGTCGTGCGCACGTTGCGGTAGTTGACGTTCTGACCCGCGCCGGAAACCTGCCCGCCCGTGGACGTACCGTTGCCCTGCGTCCGCGTCCCCGTGGTGACGACGGGAAGCTGCTGCGTGGCGTACCAGTCCATTTCCGAGATGATCGGAATCTTGACCTTCTCCAGCGCAGTCGGGTTCAGCGAAGGCGTGAAGCTGGACAGCAGGCTGCCCCGCATCAGTTCGGCGTCATCGAACGTCACGACACCGTTGATCTCGCCGTCGTTCGGAACCCCTTGGTTCATGAGGCGCGTGTGGGCGCTCATGGCCTCGGCAGCCGCGTGGATCGGCGCCGCGCCGGTATTGGCGTTCACGCCTCCCGTGCCGCCCGTCTTGCCACCCGCCACCCACGAGTTGAACTGGAGGCACAGCCCGGCAAGATAGCTGTCGATCTGGGTCGCGATACGGGACGCCGCCGACTTCATCACGGACGTGCGCATCAGTTCGTTGACACTGCTGACGGACTCGATGTCGCCGAAGCCGACGTGGGCCTTGGGGAACTGGTTCACGGTCAGCGTGGTCGAGCCAACCACCATGTCCTGAACGGCGAGGTTCATCGTCCCGTCGTTCTTGTTCACGAAGCGCGGGGGCTTCTTCACGCTGATCGTGATGCCGTTGTAGTCGGTCACCTGATTACGGAATTGACCGTCAACCAGCTTGCCCATCACAAGCTGGTTCTTCGCCAGAAGGAGCATGCTGTTCGCATACTCTTGGGCGTTAAGAAACTGGTTCGCCATAGGTTACTGCCTCTGTTGCCGCATCGACGCCTCGAACGCGCGAAAGTCGTCGGTGTCAGGTTGAACCCCGGTTGCTCCCCCATACCCCCGCGCCCTGACAGGCAGGGGGTCGGGGGCCTTGCTACCGCCGCGCGGCGATGCGGCGGCAGGTTTCTTCGTCTCGAGCGATGCTTCCTGTCGGCCAAACCACGCGGCCTGCTTGGCCAACGGCAGCGCAGCAATGCGCTTGGCCTCCTCGGGGTTGCTGGCAAGAGCATAGGCGATGTCGGCGCCATGGTCGGATTCAAGGATCAGGGCGCCAAGCTCCGGCGACAGGGGCCATGCGTTCGCTTGGGCGCCCTGAACAACAACCTCGTCGAAATCCTCGTACTTCGACTTGCCCGCTTGGATAAGCGCGTCGGCCTTGGTCTGAGCCTCTTTCGCAGCTTCGGCGCGGGCAATCTCCTGCGCGGCGCGGGTTTGCTCCTCGCGCGCAGCCATGAGTTCCTTGCGAGCGACGTAGCGCGCGGCGTCCATGAGATACTTGGCGTCGATCTCGCCGAGCGGATACTTGGACGGGTCGGGCGCGTCGGGGTCCACGACGGCGGCTTGGGTCTCCGGCTCCGGGGGCTTGCGGGCTGCTTCAAGCATCCCCTCCAGCTTGGCCAGACGTTCGCGCAGTTCGCGGTTCTCAGCCGATCTGTCTTCCTCGGCAAGCCGGGCGTTGCGCGCCTTGGCGGTCTCTTTCGGTTCCGGCTTCTCAGGCTCGGCCTTCTCCGGCTCGTCGGGCTTGGCCTCGGCGGCTTTTGCAGGGGCTTCGGAGCCTGACTCGCCTTCGTCGCTGCTCTCCATGCCGGTGATCTTGGAAAGCTCCTTCGCCGTGAAGGCTTCCATGATCTCGTCGTCGGTCATTTCCGGCGCAGCGGTCGTTTCAATCGGATCAGCCATTCCCAGCCCCCATTTTCAGAACTTCGATGTGATCGCGCATCTGCCGGGCAACCACTTCCGACGCGGCACTTGCCGCCTTGATCTTCATGTCCGCAGGCGCAAGCTGCGTCTGGGCCTCGTAGTGCTGCGCCCGCGCCGTGTTCAGGGCGGCCTGCGATTGAGCAACCCCAAGTTTACTCTGAGCCAAGGCTTCTTGCAACTGCTGCTGTTGCTGCTGCGCTTGGGCCTTCTGCTGCTGTGCGGCGGCGACCTGCGGCGACATCTGCGCGGGGTCGAGAAGGCCGGGCGGCAGGGCTGCGCGCAGCCGGTCTGCGATCTGCTTGGCACCGGGCCAGTCCTGCGCCTCCACCACCAGATCGGCGGCGACAGCCAGCACCTGCGGCATGGCGTTGGCCAGCTTCGCCATGTTCTCCGCCTGCTCGGCGCGCTTGGTGTCGTAGCTGGGTCCGGTCGTGACCGTGATGGCATACTTACCAATGGTGATGTCGATGGCGTCCTGATTGCCCATGGCATTGATGAGAACCGCGTTCGTCTGGGCGTCGTCCCCCACGGTCTTGATGATGCGTGGTGTGTCGTAAACGATGGGAATAAGGTCGTTTATGACCCTCCCGGCCTCTTCGATGGCGGCGGCAAGGTTGTCCGTGTAGATCGCCGTCGCTGCATCGCTGACCGCTTGGCGGGCCTTGATCGCGACACCACTGACCTCGTTCGACGGCATTCCGAGGTTGGCCTCGTGAATGTTGGACACGTCCTTGATGTCCTGCGTCGTCAAGTTGGCTTGGGTCAGGAAAGCAGGCTCCATCTGCGCAGGATCGACGCGGCGCGGCTCCTGCCCGGCGTCGGCATTCCAGATCAGCAGCGGATCGTCGCTCAGGTGACTGTTTCGCCACGCATTCTCGCGCCCGGCGACGGCATCGGCGGTCGCGGTCCACACGGCACGCGGGGTCTGCATGAGGCGTTCGGCCAGCACGGAACGGTAGTAGTTGTGAAGGCGCTGGGGGTCCTTGAGGAAGCGCACGATGCCGTTCCGGTAGACCTGCGCGCCGATCCGTGTCTCCCAGCCGATAGCCCGGAACACCGGGATGCGCTTGATCGGCAGGTTGTAGGGGCCTGCAAGAACGTCGGTCCCGGAGCAGACGTACTTTTGCGCATAGGGCCGGTTGACCTCGCGCATGAAGGGGCTGCCATCCGGCTTGAGCGCGATGTTCGCCAACACGGCAGGATCGCCAACGTCGGTCACGTCCACGGTACCGCCGTCCTGCATCATGGCAAGGACGCGCCTCTCCGTCCGCATGACCCAGTATTCGACCACGCGCACCATGTCCTGCCCGTACCAGCCCTGCCCCCAAAGCTGGTTTGTCATGGTGGCGTCGGTCATGATGTCGGCGGGCTGCGCCCACGGGTAAAGCCGGTAAAACTCCTTCTTGTCGATCATGTCGATCACGAAGGCATGGCGCGCGTCCTGCCCTGTGGGGTCGATGCAGGCGCGGTCCCAGACGACGGACAAGTGATCCATGATCGGGCGGATCATGATTGTCTGCTCGAAAACGTCGCTGTCCTCGTACTCCAGATCGACGCGGAAGTTTCCAACCCCGCAGATCACCGCCCCGGCAAGGGCGTTATTGTAGGCCAGTTCCGCCTTGGAAATTTTCTGGATGTTACGAACCAGGTCTTCTCGAAGCTGGGCAACCTGCTGCGTTCCGCCGTTATCCGGCTCGAACTTGATGTCCGTCTCCGCCAGTCGCCGGGCGCCCAGCACCTGCGCGACAAAAGCCGGGATGCGGTTGATGGTCAGTACAGGCTTGAGCGCCCGCTCCCGCTTGGCCCGCGTTCTCTGGTCCCACTGGTCGCCGACGAAGAACGCCAGGTCCTCCATGGCCGCCGTGCGGTTGAGCGTGTCGGCGCCGATGTCGAGCGTGAACTCCTCGCGCATCTCCGACAGGAAATCCGCCTCGTTGGCGTAGCCGTCAGGCAGCTTGATCCTCGGTTTGCGCGCGGGCATCATCCCATCCAGCCGTAAGACCCGAAATCCGGGGCATAGTCGGGCATGTTGCCCGAATAATCCGGGGCGTCAAGTGCCCCGTGCTGCGCAGGCTTGCCGGGCATCGCCTCGTTCCACCCCTTGAAGAACTCACGGAATGCGAACGTGAGGGCCACTGCATCCCCCAGATCGGGGGACCGGATACCCCGCTTGCGCATGTCCTCCTTGCTCTCCAGAAGGAAATCGTTGTCCAGCATCGGCTTGCGTTTCGGCGCGGACAGGTCGGCCTGCAACTCGTCGCTGTCGGGCAGCCTGACGGCCTCCTCACCGGACAACCACTCCCGCAGCCTGTCCCACATCTCGGCGCGACGATTGCGCGGGCCGGGCCGCTTGGGGTTGGCCAGCTTGGCCTCCGACGTGCCGCCGAAGTTGACCCCCCGGACCAGCAGGGCCACGGCAGGGCTGATGGAGCGCAGCGACGATACGATGGCGGACCCTATGCTGCCAGCATCAATGCACACGCGGTCAGGCCGCTCCTCCTCGATGATGGATCGCAACCACGCCACGGCCTCCAAGTGGCCCACCTTGTCGCGGTGCCTGACCCAGAGGACGACGTTGCCGCGCCGCGCCGCCACGGAGAACCGGTCGCCACCATTGGCAGCCGGGTCAACCCCGATGACAAGCGGACCTGCCGGGATGACCCCGGTACGCTTGCGAGCGCGGAGCACGTCCAAGGCGGGTATGAAGGGCTCATGGCCGGGCGGGGCCGTCCAGGCCTCGTTGACCGTGGCGGGATACTCACGCCGGAACAGCAGGGGGTCGCGTAACTCATGGATTTTACTGCGCCGCCAAGCCATTTGCTCGTTGTCCAAGCCGAACATGGCGGCATACTCCGCCTCGGACAACTCGCCCTCCGTGGCCTCGTCGGACAGGCGAAACTCCGGTCCCGCGGGTCTGCGATACTCGTCGCTCAGCCACCACGGCAGGAACACGGGGATGTAGTCCCCGCGCCCCGCCATGGCATCCTGATACCGCTCGTAATACTCGCCCCCGGCCCCCGCCGACGTGCTCTCGATCAGCACCTCGGTGCCGGGCATGAGGGGGACACCCTGCACCGAGGCGGCGAAGTGCTCGGCGGCGTTGGGCCAGAACGCGGCCTCGGAGGCATGGAACAGGGAGGTGGCGCGCCCCCGGCCTCCGGCCTTCGCACCCGCCGTGGCAACGACATAGCTGCTGTCCAGCAGGCTGAACTCAAGCTCCTTGGCATTGGACGCCCCGACGCGCGGCGCAATGGGATTGTGCCTCTGGAACCTGTCCACGATTCCGAACAGGTTGTCGGACGCGGACTGTTCATGGGCCAGGATGTAGACGTTGACCCCTTTGTTCATCGCCGCCCTGTGGTAGAACCGCGCCGCCGTATAGGTGCTGATGCCCTGCTGCCGCCCCTTCAGGATGATCGCCCGAACGAACCCCATCTGCGCGCGTTGGGCCTCAAGGGCCTCGTGGAGAACAAGCTGGGCGCGGTTCAGGACCAGCGGCGCCGTGCTCGCATCCTTCTGCCTGACCTTGAGGCAGGTGCGGGCAAACAGGGCAAGATCGCCGCGCATCGCCGCGACGAACTGCGCGGGGTCCGTCGAAGTTTGCCGGGTCTGCTTGTGCGTGCTGGTATTGGTCATGGTGGCGTCCGCGCGGCAAGGGCTTGGGGCTTCGTTCCGGCGACCGGGGATGGCGGCTCGGATATGCGCGCGGACGCCACCTCACAGATGATTTGGTTGTTACGGGCTGTCAAGCTCAATCGTCGTGACCGGAATCGGCCCCACCCGTTGCGGCGTTGATGACACGGGCGCTGTCCCCGGCGTCCAAGCGGGCAAGGATCGCCTCCACGGATTCTGAGGCATGTATCTCCGTGGTGCTGGACCGGCTGGCCCCCCGCGCCCACATCTTGAAAAATTCCTTGTAATTATCATCACTTGCTTCAATCCAGTCTTGCGCTCGCTGCGCGCCGCCAGTGGCTTGAAACAGGTAATCCATGGTGTTCATGCGCATCCTTGCGGATACGAAGGGCATCATGTCGAACGTCGTGGGTTGTGGTGCCTGCGCCACCATTGGACCGCCCTGAAACGGATAGATGCCGTAGCTGGCGCCGTCACGGGCTTGCAGATCGCTCAGCGTTTCCGGGTCGCTTGGGATGCCTGGGATGCCTTGCCGGGGCGCGGGGCGCTGCTCGCTTGCTCCCGCTTGCCCGGATTGCGTGGGCTTGCCGAGGAATGAATGGCCTGCTCGATTCCGGTGAGGCCAGGCGTTGTCGTGTTCATCCGCATCGTCGGTGTGGGGGGTGCGGGCGGTGCGGGGGGTGTCGGTGCGGCTGGACCGGGCGAGGCGCTGCCACCCTGCGGCGTCGTGAAGGGGGACGGCTGCATGGCTTGGGCAGATGTCGCTGTCATCGGGGCCTGGGCCGTCTGGGGCTGCGGTTTCGGTGTTATCGCGAACGGCGGCGTGCCGGGGCGCGGCATCGCCCGCTCCAGCGGTCCCATGGGGGCTTTGTTCGTCGGGTTCCGGGGTGCCATTCATCGCGTCCTCTTTGGCGCAGGATGTCCGGTTTTGTCGGGATGTCAAGGTCTTTTTTGCAATGTGGTTGCAAGGTGGTTGGGAAAATTGGGATTCGTGGGGTTGCGGTCCATACGGAACCGAACCCCAAAGCTATCGAAGGTGTCCCCGCACCCCCGGCACCCTAGTAACATTTCTGCAACAATGCAATGTTCACCCTTGACAACCACAGCGATTTAGTGTAACCGCGCGCGCCCCCTGATTCGCCGGGGCTGGGGTGCCGGTCCGCTGGAGCCGCCAGGTCGCCGAGGGGCTTGGCCGGTAGGGGCGCCGGGTTTGCCGAGGGGCTGGGCCGCCCAGGTCGCCGAGGGGCTGGGCCGCCCCTGATCGCCGAGGGGCTGGGGGCTGGGTCGCCCCTGATCGCCGAGGGGCTGGGGTCTGGGCTTGCTGGGCCTGCTGGGCACCAACGCGGGCCGTGGAGCGGGGGAGCGTGGTTGCCAGGTATCCGAGGGGCCGGGAATGGAGGAGGCCTGCCAGCGGGGATCTTGGGGCCGGTAGGGGCGATATGTTTGGTTGGGTATATCGGGGCTCTTGGGGGCTGAGCCGGTGGGGGTGAAGTAGTTAACACTGTCAACTATGTGCTGCGCCGGTAGGGGCTACTAAACTAAACTGTTTAGTTTAGGTCATACATGCTGACCTACGCACAACTCTCTCCGCGCGCGCTACGCCTGCGTAGCGTGATCTGTTGCCTAAATTTTTTGATAATATATAAAACTGTATTAAATCAATATATTAAACGTGTTATCAATATCTTTGGGCGAAAAGGAATTGAGTTCTACTCGCGCGCGCGCGCGCGCGCGTGAGCCCACAAAACCAAGCAAAATCAAACACTTAACTTTGTTTTTACAATTTTTCGGCGGACCTTGTAACCCAAAGCCCAAAACCACATCACGAAATGTTACAAGACACCAAATAGCATTGCACCCTCCCTCCGTTCCACGTATCCATGTCTCAACGAAACGCAATCACGGAGCAACTGACATGACCCTGTTTCTGCGCAGCACCCCCATCGAACGCCTCTTCCGCGTCGTGGACCGCTACACCGGCCACGAGATCGCGCGCGGCACCCACGCCGACTGCCTCGCCTATGCCATGGCCTTCGGGCTGTGCCACGTCGAACCCATCACCCGGAGCAACTGACATGACCCCCAGTGACTGGACCATCCTCGCCGATTACGGCATCACCCCCGACAGTCTCAGCGTGGGCGGCTCGCTCTACCTCTTCGGCTGTACTAGCCTTACCAGCCTGCCCGAGGGGCTTAGTGTCGGTGGCTCTCTGGACCTCGACGGCTGCACCGGCCTCACCAGCCTGCCCGAGGGGCTTAGTGTCGGTGGCTCGCTCTACCTCTTCGGCTGTACTAGCCTTACCAGCCTGCCCAACAGCCTCAGCGTGGGGGGATGGCTCGACCTCATTGGCTGTACCGGCCTCACCAGCCTGCCCAACAGCCTCAGCGTGGGCGGATCGCTCAATCTCAAACGGTGCACCGGCCTCACCAGCCTGCCCGAGGGGCTCAGCGTGGGGGGATGGCTCGACCTCACTGGCTGTACCGGCCTCACCAGCCTGCCCGAGGGGCTCAGCGTGGGGGGATGGCTCGACCTCACTGGCTGTACCGGCCTCACCAGCCTGCCCGCTGACCTCAGCGTGGGCGGACCGCTCTACCTCTACGGCTGCACCGGCCTCACCAGCCTGCCCGCTGACCTCAGCGTGGGCGGATCGCTCTACCTCTCCGGCTGCACCGGTCTCACCAGCCTGCCAGAGGGCCTCGGCGTGGGCGGATCGCTCTACCTCTCCGGCTGCACCGGTCTCACCAGCCTGCCCCAGGGCCTCAGCGTGGGCGGATCGCTCAATCTCAAACGGTGCACCGGCCTCACCAGCCTGCCCGAGGGGCTCAGCGTGGGGGAATGGCTCGACCTCTTCGGCTGTACTAGCCTTACCAGCCTGCCCAACAGCCTCAGCGTGGGCGGCAAAATCTACGGCGCCGCCCACCTGACACGGAGCAACTGACATGACCACCTGCAACGCGACTGACCTGTCCAAAGCCCTGCGCCTCCTCAAGCCGTTGATCTGGGCCAAAGGCTCTATCCCGATCCTTAAATGTGTCAGGCTCTCGGCGCAGGGTGGCGTTCTCTCGCTGACAGCGACCGACCTGGACACCGAGGTGACCACGGCAATCCCGGCAGACGGCGATCTGTCGCCCTGCGCCCTCCCCCATGCCGACCTCATGGCTGTTGTCAAGGGTGCCCGCGGCAACGTGACCCTTTCCGCCGAGGGTGGCGTGTCGGCGGAAGGTATGTCGGCGAAGCTGACCCCGGAGCCCGTGGCGGACTGGCCAGCCATGAGACTGTCATCGGCGCCGCTAGCGACGTGGACCTGCGACGGTGGCCCCTTCCGCTCCGCCTTGGAGCTTGTCGCGCGCGCCATGTCGGACGAGGGGACGAGGTATTACCTGAACGGCGTCTTCTTCGATCCGCCACGGCCCGGTTGTGCCGCGCGCCTCGTCGCCGCGGATGGTCATGTCCTGGCCTGCCATGACCTGCCGCCGGACTACCCCGGCGATGCGCCGCCAGTGATCCTTCCGAGGGAGTCCGTGGCGTTGGCGCTGGCGGCAATCCCCGCCAAGACTGCGCCTGTCGTCTCGATCGAGGTGCATCACGCGCACATGGTCATCACATGCGGGCCAGATGTCATCCGGTCCAAGCTGATCGACGGTTCTTTCCCGGACTACCGGCGTGTCATCCCCAAAGCCGACGATGCCATGCGCCTTGACCTGGCCGGGTTGGACGTGACGCGGATCAAGGGGCTCTCCACCAAGGCGCAAAAGCGTGTCGTCATCCAGCCGGGCGAGGGGGCTGCCGAGGGGAAGGTTCAATCCGTCACTCTCAAGCCGGGACGCGGCAGCCCTTTTGCCGTCAACGGTGCTTTGCTGCACCGCCTGGTGGGCTCTGAGGATGCCACCCTGGCCAGTAGCAACGCGCGTGGCCAGCCGATCCGCGTGGCGTGGCCGCACCGGCCCGACGCGCTGGGCGTCATCATGCCCATGACACTCGAGTAATAGGAGGCAGCTGACATGGTTCAAATCGTTCGCACACCCACGCGCGCTACAGGTGGCATCACCGATGCAGAGCGCGCCGCCATGGCCGAGCACACGCGGATGTGGGTCGCGCGTGCTCTTCGCACCGACCCCATTGAGCCCGACAAGATCATCCCGGCCATCGAGGGGATTTACGCTGCTGCCGGGCTTGAGCGGCCCCGCGTCGTCATCGCGCCGTCGCCGCTCGTGATGGCCTTCGCATATGGTGCCGCCGCAGCGATCTGGCACCAGCGCGGCGTCGCCGATCAGGCTACCGCGCAGGCTACCTATCAGGCTACCGCGCAGGCTACCGCGCAGGCTACCTATCAGGCTACCTATCAGGCTACCGCGCTGGCTACCGATCAGGCCACCGATCAGGCCACCGCGCAGGCTACCGCGCTGGCTACCGCGCTGGCTACCGCGCTGGCTACCCATCAGGCCACCCATCAGGCTACCGCGCAGGCTACCGCGCAGGCTACCGCGCTGGCTACCGCGCAGGCTACCGCGCAGGCTACCTATCAGGCTACCGCGCAGGCTACCTATCAGGCTACCTATCAGGCTACCTATCAGGCTACCTATCAGGCCACCCATCAGGCCACCCATCAGGCCACCGCGCAGGCCACCGATCAGGCTACCTATCAGGCCACCGATCAGGCCACCGATCAGGCCACCGCGCAGGCTACCGCGCAGGCTACCGCGCTGGCTACCGCGCTGGCTACCTATCTGGTCAAGGAGCGGCCCGTGGAGAGTTCCCTTGAAGACCCCGCAACTGCGGCGGCACTGGCCTGCCATGATCTGGTCGGGCCTCTTGGCCTGGATTGCGCGAAGCAGTGGCGATCCGTCTACCAAGGTGGCAACATGTGGGTCGGGTGGCCCTGCTACCTGACAGCCACCCGCGACATCCTCGGGCTGCGCCTACCGGAACACGATGCCTACGCTCATTGGGAACAGGCCGCGATTCATGGTGGGTTCAGGGTCATGCATGAGAAGTTTTGCATCGTCAGCGACTTTCCCGAGTTTATCCGCATGGACGACCAGAATCGCCCCCACTGCGAAACCGGACCCTCACACCGCTGGCGGGACGGCTGGTCACTCTATCACTGGCACGGCGTAGCCGTTCCGGCTGAATGGATCGAGGACCGCGCCAGCCTGACGCCACAGGCCGCCTTGGCACAGGAGGACGGCGACCTGCGCGCCGCGGCCTGTCAGATCATCGGGTGGCCCCGCATGATGGAGGCGCTTGACGCGCGGATCATCGACAGGCATCCCGAAGGCATGGCTGGCGGTGAGCTTCTCGCCGTGGACAAGGGCAAATTCGGCGACCAGGAAGGCACCATGAAATTCCTGCGCGCCGAATGTCCCCGGAATGGGCTGATCTGCTTCCGCGTCCCCGATGAAATCACGACAGCCCACGACGCGCAGGCGTGGAGTGCTGGCCTTCCTGCGCATCTTTTCAAGCTCCCCTCCACCCGCACCTGAAAGGAACCACAATGGCTTTTCTGACTGACCGCCCCGTGTCCCAAGGCGAGCTTGACTTCTGGCGCGTCACGCCCGACCACTTCGCCGACGAGGCGCAGACACCCTTCGAGCCCACCGGCTCGCACTTCATCCTCGCCCACAGCGAGAAGGGCAACCACCACGTCCTGGAGTGCGACGTGGCCGAGGTGTTCTCGCTGCCCGCATCTGCCGGTCTGACCATGCTGCGTGCCATCGTCAAGGCGCCGACCAAGGTCAAGAATCTCGGCGCCGATGGTCACGCCGATCTGGCGCTGGAAGCGGGCGATTATCTCGTCATCAAGCGCCGCGAGCTTGGATGACATGATCCGCTCCAGCGCGGACTGATGTCTTTTAAGCCCGTGCTGTGGCGCGGGCTTTCATGGGCACCAACGGAGTAACTGACATGACGACCCCTGAGCGCATCGGGTTCCACCTCCTCTTGGGGGTCATCATACCCCCCTACGGGTTTCTGCTATGCATGGCTGCGCCATTCATGCTGCTGGCCGCCTATGACAATTGGGCCGAAGCTCGTAACGCCCGTAAAGCCAAGGACACTTCCCATGCCGGACATTGACCACATCGCGGCTCTCCTCGTCCCATCCATCACAGCCGCTGCCGAGCGCCTGGCGCAGGACTATCGCGGAAGCCGCGCCACTGCCTACCACGCGCTGCTGCGCCGCTTGGCCAAGCTGGGGCCTGAGCGCGTCTCGGATGGGCGCGCGGCTGCATGGCACTGTCGGCTGCGGCTTTACGCGCTGTCCAGGAGCCGCCATTCCCCTGAGGCGGACACTGACAGCGGTGCCGACGACGTGACCCCTGGGCGCATGACCCTGCGGGGCTTCGGAGCAATCAGCGCATGGGCTGCCGACCTCATCAAGGAGTGGCATGGGCGTACACCGGAATCCCTTGACAGTGCCGAGCTTCGTCGGCGTATTGAGAACCTGCGGCCCACGCTGAGCCGCAGAGGGGGCATCGTCGCCGCTCGCCTGCCTTACACCGCGCCCGATGGGTCGGCGTGGCTGGCGCGGATCGACATTTGCCGGGCGGATTAGGGGCTGTCATGGACTTGGCGACGGAACAACTGGCACGCTGGGGCATCACTCCAGCGCAGGCCACAGCGGCTGCGCTCTTCCCGGTAGACCGAGCGTCCGAGGTGTACCGGGAAATGCCCGACCTTCCCGCCATCGTGATACCCTACTTCGACGCCAACGGGGCGCAGGTGACGTTCAAGCGTGAGGGTCATCCGGTCCCCTACGCGCGCCTGCGCCTGCTGGGAGAGCCGCCCAAATCGGCATGGGTCAAGCGGCGTCCGCTGCGCTATCTCCAGCCCAAGGACACACCTGTGCTGCCCTACTACTGGCCCGGTGCCCCCTGGTCGCAGATCATGACGGATGCGACAACACCGCTGATCATCACGGAGGGCGAGGCCAAGGCCATCCGGGGCTGCATCGCGGGATTCTCGGTCCTGGCACTGGGCGGCGTCTACAACTTCACGACGCCCTCCGGCGCGCTGATTCCGGCGCTGGCCGAGGCGGTGTGGGAAGGGCGCGACACCTACATCGTCTATGACTCCGACGCCGCGACGAACCCGCAGGTCATGGCAGCCGAAGCGCGTCTCATCGACCATCTGCAACGCGAGCGCGGGGCGCGGTGTCGCATCGTGCGCCTGCCACCGGGTCCAGACGGGGCCAAGGTCGGGCTGGACGACTTTATCAATGCCAAGGGTGCAGGCGCGCTGGAGCAACTTCTGGAGGACGCACCGCTCCTCGGGGCGCTGGATCGCAAGGTGCTGAGCCTCAACCAACATATTGCATGGGTGCGCCGGGAGGGTATGGTCTACGACCTCAAGGCACGGCTGTTCATGACCAAGGACAACCTCGTGTCCGGGGAATCTTACTCCAGCCTGAAACACTGGGTGGCCGGAGCCAGCGAGCGCAGCGCGGGGAAGGAGGTGAGCGTGGCAAAGGCGTGGCTTACGCATCCCGGCGCGCAGCGATACGACGAGGCCCTTTTCCGGCCCGGACAGGGGCCTGTGATCCAAGGCGAGGACGGCGCGCAGGCGCTGAACCTGTTCACCGGGTTTCAGGCTACACCCGGAGACGTGACCCCGTTCCTGCGGCTCTCGGAGTACCTGTTCAGCGGGCTACCTCCGTCGATCCGCGACCTGCCGCTCAAGCTGATGGCCTATAAGGCGCAGCATCCTGAGGTAAAGGTGCCTCTGGCGCTCCTGCTGGTCGGGCCACAGGGAAGCGGCAAGACCATGTGGGCCGACTGTATCGGGGCGGCTTTCAACCCGTATACCTTTGTCATCCCGCCCGCCGCGCTGACCGCACAGTTTCAGGGCTGGCTGGAAACGTCCCTGATCCTGATCGTCAACGAAGCGGCCAAGGACGACCTGCAAAAGGCCGCCGAGCCGCTCAAAGCCCTGATCAGCGACAAGCTGCGGCCCATGAACGAGAAGTTCCGACCACAGCGGGAGGTGGAGACGTTCGGCCAACTGATCATCACCTCCAACACCAATGGCGCTGCCGCGTTCAGCGCCGATGATCGCCGCATGATCGTGGTTGGCACCCCGGCCAAGCGAGACGCGGCCTTCTACGCTCCCATCGTGAAGTGGAAGGAAGCCGGGGGTGCCAAGCATCTGATGCATTACCTGCTTCACATGGACTTAGGCGGCTGGGTGCCCTCCCATGCCCCGGTGACGGCAGAGAAGCATATCGCGTGGCTTGAAAACCTGACCCCCGTCGAGGCGCTGGCGCAGGACATGCTAAGCGGAACCGTGCACATCGTGCCCGCATGGATCGAGGCGGCCATGGCTTGGGCGCAAGAGGCAGAACTTGGGCAGGACGCGACCGAGGCGCGCGCAGCGAGATTGATCGCCGCGTCAGCCGGGCATGTGCAGATCAGGCCGTTCTATACGCCGGATGAACTGCTGATGCTGTTCCCCATGCTCCAGCCCAAACGCAGGGGGTCGGATCGCGGTGTATCGCCCGCAGGGCTGCTGTCGCGGGAACTGCGGGATGGCGGCGTGCCCTTCCTACGCAACGCGGATGACCCCCGCGGCTTCCTGTTCAACGGGGTGCGTCGCCAGTATCTCGTGGTCGCCGATCAGGACGACTGGCGCGACCCCATCACCCAGGAGGACTTTGACCGCGCCATGGCCAATGCTCCGACCTACGCCGAGTTCAAGAGGATGATGAGCAAATGACCAGAGACGAGGCGCTGCGCATTCTGCGCCTGACCGGGCAGCCCAGCGCGGAAGAAGTTCGCGCGGCCTATCGCGCCGCCGCTGCGCGGTCCATTCAATCCGGGGCAACGCACCTGCCCCGTGCCGTGCGACAGGCGCGCGACTTCTTGGTGCAAGGCCACATCAACCCCCCTTGCCAGACATGCCGGGGGCGTGGCAAAGTAGCTGTGGGCTTCGCAATGTCGCCGTGCCTGATGTGCGGTGGAACAGGGGAATCGAAACATGCTTGAGAACTGGAAGGCCGGGGCACCGCTCCCGCCGAGTGTCGGCCTGATGGCCGATGAGTATCACGACGTGCGCGCGCTGCGCCTTGCCATGGAGAAGGAGGTCGAGGCGGTCAAGGCCCGTGAGACCGAGCTCAAGGAGGCCATGCTGTCCGTCCTGTCGGCATCCGAGGACACCGGCGCCAGCGGCACCCGTTACCGCGCGCAGGTCGTCAAGAAGCGCAAGGCCCAGGTGGCTGATTGGGGCATCCTGACGGCCTGGATCAGGAAGAATGACCGCTTCGACATGCTCCAGAAACGCCTGTCGGACAAGGCCGCTCTGGACTTCGAGGAAGCGGAAGGCCGCGCCGTTCCCGGCGTGGAGATGCTTTACGTCAAAGACCTGTCCATCACCAAGATTTAGGAGGCCGACATGGCAAACGAACTGATCGACTACGAGGCGAAGTGGGGTGCGGCTGCCGAGGCTGCCGTGGCCGAAGAACCGGCGCGTGTGAGCGGCCTGACCGTCTCCACCAAAGGCGGTGTACTGACCGTGGGCGACACGGCAATGCCGGGGAACCAGATGGCGGCACTTGTCATCGACGCGGCCAAGGAGAACCTTTACTTCGCCGAGAAGTGGGTGGAGGGAGTGTCGCAGGCGCCCAAGTGCTATGCTTTCGGACGCGGTAACGAGGAGATGGCACCGCACCCCAGCATGGCCGCCTACCCCGACACCTTCGAGCCGCAGAACGACACCTGCATGGGCTGCCCGATGGGGGAGTTCGGATCCGCCGAGACCGGCAAGGGGCGCGCCTGCAAGCAAACCCGCAAGCTGGTCCTGCTGCCTGCCGGGGTGTTCTCGCCGCGCCCGCGCAGCCGTGACTTCGACCTCGATCTCTTCGTCGAGGAGCAGCACTTTGCCGAGGCCGATCCGGCCTTTCTGCGCCTGCCCGTCACCAGCGTGAACAACTGGATCAACTACGTCAACCAACTGGCCAAGAGCCTGCACCGTCCGCCCTATGGCGTGTTCACGCGGGTCTACGTCGAGCCTCACCCCAAGAACCAGTACGAGGTGAAGTTCGAGTTGATCCAGCCCGCGCCGGATGAACTGTTCGATGTGCTCTCGGCGCGGCATGAGGAGTTCGTCAACATGCCGTTCCAAGGCTATCAGCCGCCGCAGAAGCCCGAGGCTTCGCAGGCTGCGGGCAGGTTCCGCCGTCCGGGGGCATGACGCCATGCCGGATGTCGTGGTCTATGAGATGATCGAGACGGACAGCGGGGAGGAGGTTGAAATGATCGCCGAAGCCTCGCTGGGGGCCGCCCCGGTTATCAATTTGCGAGACCCCGAGTTCGCCGAGCCGGGCGAGGGGGCGCAGGTCCACAAGCTGACGTTTCTGAACGCGGCGGGGGTCGAGGTCATGCTCACCACCGATGAAGTAGCGCGGATCAAGGCATCCGTAGAGGACCGCCTCAATGCGTGACGTGGTGACCATCGACTTCGAGACCTACCCCATCGCGCAGCGGCCCGCGTATCCGCCGCGCCCAGTGGGTGTTGCGGTCAAGCTGCCCGGAGAGGCATCCCGCTACATGGCATGGGGCCATGCGAGCGGAGGCAACACCTGCACCGAGGCCGATGCCGCCGAGGTGCTTCACAAGGTCTGGGACAGCGGCGCACCGCTGCTGTTCCACAACGCCAAGTTCGACCTGGAGGTGGCACAAGTCGCGTTCGGGCTGCCGATTCCGCCATGGCAGCGCATCCACGACACCATGTTCCTCGCGTTCCTCTCCGACCCACACGCCCATAGCCTCGCACTCAAGCCGCTGGCCGAGAAGCTGCTGGGCTGGGCGCCGGAGGAGCGCGACGACGTGGCGGCATGGGTATGGGGCCATCGCGCGGCCCTGACCGCCGAGTATGGTGGCACGGTCACGCGGGCCAAGGCAGGCGCGTGGGTTTGGGCTGTTCCGGGCACGGAGGTCGCGCCGTACGCGGAGGGAGATACGGAGCGCACGTCCGCCTTATTTCAGCATCTTCTGCCCCAGATCGAGCGGGCCGGGATGGCTGAGGCCTATGCCCGCGAGCGCCAGTTGCTTCCGATGCTGCTGGCCAACGAGCAGGAGGGAATGCGCGTCGATCTGGAGCGGCTGGAGGCTGACATCTATACCTACTCCAGCGCCTTCGACGGGGCCGAGGACTGGCTTCGCCGGGAACTGCGCGCCGGGGGGCTGAACTTTGATGCGGATCAGGACGTTGCCTCGGTGCTGGTGGAGCGCGGCATCGTGGCGGAGGGGGACTTTCCCCGCACCGCGCCGACCAAGGCGCACCCTGCTGGACAACTGAGCATGTCCAAAGAAAACTTGAGGCCGGAATCTTTCACAGGGAAGAACGGGGCGCAGATCGCTTCGGTCTTGGGCTACCGCAACCGGCTCGCGACCTGCCTCAAGACATTCATGACCCCGTGGCGCGATCAGGCCAGGATCAACGCCGGGCGCATCACGACCAATTGGAACCAGACACGCGGTGGCGAAGGTGGCACGCGGACGGGCAGGCCGTCCACGAACAACCACAACTTCCTGAACATCAGCAAGTCGTTCGATGGCCGCGACGACGGCTACGTGCATCCCGATTGGCTGCCCCCGCTCCCGCTCTGCCGCACCTACGTTCTGCCCGATGAGGGGCACACCTTCCTGCACCGCGACTTCTCGGGGCAGGAGCTTCGTGTCTTCGCCCATTTCGAGCAGGGCGCGCTGTGGCAAGCCTATCAGGACGACCCCAAGACCGACCCACACGCCTTCATTGGTGCCGAGCTTGCTGCCGTGGCCGGGCGTGACCTCGGGCGCGGCGCTGTCAAGACGCTGAACTTCCAAGGCATCTACGGGGGCGGCATCCCGGCCCTTCAACGCAAGTTGCGTGTTACCCATGCAGAGGCGGCGGAGCTTAAGGCGTTCCACAACCGCGCGCTCCCCGGTCGGCTGATCCTGAACGAGGAAATCACGCGGCTTGTGCGGCGTGGCGAGCCGATCAGGACGTGGGGCGGCAGGCTTTACTATCCTGAACCAAACGGCCCGGATGGCCGAGACAAGATTTACAAGCTGATCAACTATCTCGTCCAAGGGTCAGCGGCTGATCTGACGAAACAGGTCATGATCGACTGGCACAACCATCCTGACCGCTCGGCCCGCTTCATGGTCGCGGTCTATGACGAGATCGACGCGAGCGCGCCGACGCCGGAAGCCGAGGCGCAGATGACGCTGCTTCGTGAGGTGATGGAAGCGCCGCGCTTGTCCGTGCCGATGCTGAGCGATGGGAAGTGGGGGGCATCATGGGGGAGTCTGACAAAGTGCAACTGAGCGCCGCGCACAAGGCCGCGCGACTGCGGCTGCTATGGATCAGGCAGGAGGAAGCCTACGCTGCCGCGCTGGCGAAGCAGGCTGAGAAGGACATGGCGGCATGGACCAGAAAGAACGGAGAGCAGAAGTGGAAGAGGAAATGAAGCAGGACTTCGAGAATGGAACCCTGTCGCGTCTTGCGCCCCCTCCTGCGCCGTGGCTTGGTTGGGTGCTGATTGGTGCCGCGGTCGTGTTCGTCGGACTGGTGGCCGCTGCGATCTACTGGTGGCCGCTGTGAGCGCGATACCGCAAAGCTGGTCCTACAGCCGCTTCGATGCCTGGCGCACCTGCCCGGCCAAGTATCGCTACAAGTTCGTGGACAAGCTGCCCGAGCCGCAGAGCGAAGCAATGGCGCGAGGGTCTCGTATCCATTCCCAGCTTGAGGCTTACTTGGGGGCCAAGGGAGACCTGCCCGCAGAGGTCAAGGGGGCCTATCATGCTGCGGTCTATGCCATGATCCGCGACCACGAGGACAAGGTAATCGAAGACAAGTGGGGCTTCACCTCCGCGTGGGCCAAGACGGGCTGGATGTCAGGTGACGTGTGGCTCAGGTCCATCGTGGACGTGGCGATGCAGCATGACGACGGGTCCATCACGGTCGTGGACCACAAGACCGGGCGGCGCTACGCCAGCAACGATGACCAGATGGAGGTGTTTGCTACGGCGACCCTGAGCCGGTTCCCCGACGCGCCGCGCGTGGAGACGCGACTGATCTATCTGGAGCATGACAAGAGCGAGGAGCTTGCCACGTTTGATCGCGCCGACGCGGACAAGCTGCGGGACAAGTGGACGCGGGCCGTGCAGCCCATGCTGCGCGACCGGGAGTTCCCGGCGAGGCCGAACGACAAATGCCGCTGGTGCGCGTTCTCTCGCGATGCTGGCGGCCCCTGCAAGGTGGCATGACATGAAGCTTGCACCCATCTTCCTTGTCATCGCCCTGCCCGCTTCGGCCACCACGATGCCCATCTACGTCCCCGGAGGCGCGCCTTGTGCTGGTGCCTGCACCTACGAGTGGGCTGCCAGGACAGCCGATGTGCCGGTGGGCGACCCGGCACCCCTCATCATCCCGGCGGGCAGCGTGGTCGAGTGGATGAGCTATGCCAAGGCTGGCCAGCCGCTTTGGGAGACGCGGCCCATGATCCTTGGGACGGATCAGCCCGGCATCGGATACTGGTTCAAGCGCGGGTCGGAGTGGCTGCTGTTCGCGCGTCTTGACGCCTGCCGGAATTGGGCGATCTTCGCGCCGCCCATCGGCCCGGCGACCGCAGCGGCCAAGCCCGCGCCGGTCTACCGTACGGTCATGCCGCGCAGGGATGAGCCGGTATGGCCGATCCTGACACCGCCCGCTATCATCTGCGAGGGGTGCATCCCGCCG